GTAGTATTTCAAAACTTGACCACCTCAGGAAGTATTAGAGTTACTCAAAATTCAACACAATATAATACTTCATCCGATTATAGACTTAAAGAAAATATAACTTATGATTGGACTGCAACGGATAGATTAAAACAATTAAAGCCTGCAAGATTTAATTTCATAGCAGATGATACAAATACCCTTGTAGATGGTTTTATTGCACATGAAGTAAGTGACGTTGTTCCAGAGGCAGTTGGAGGGGAGAAAGATGCAGTAGACGAAAATGGTAACATTGATCCACAGGGCATAGATCAAAGTAAGTTAGTACCTTTACTTGTAAAAACAATACAAGAGTTAGAAGCAAGAATAACTGCATTAGAAAGTCAATAAATGTCTTTTGCTAGTTCAACCTTTAGCCAAGCACCTTTTGCCTCACAAGGAACAGTATCACCTACTATAATACTAACTGGGGTAAGTTGCAGAAGTATAGCAAGAATTGGTGCTGTTAGTATTTTAAGTGAAGGCACTATACTAGTAGGAAGTTTTGGTGTACCTACTAGAATAGGAAGTGCTAGTGGAGCAAACGATAGCTCTGTTACTGCTACTGCTGTAGTCACTAAGCCTAACATAAATACTAGTGTTACAGTTGTAAATGACAGCTTGATTGTTGCAACAGCAACTTCTACTAAGACGAGAATAGGTACAGTAGAAGGACAAGTTACTGAAGTCATACTGCAAGGCTTGAGTACAAAACCTAATGTAGGAACAGTAACTCCTAAGAATAGCAGTTCTGTAGTAGCAACAGCAGTAAGTACTAAAGGTGCTATAAGCACTAATACAACAGTTGTAAATGACAGTTCATTAACTTTAACAGCAGTAAGTTCTAAAACTAATATTGGAACTGTAGAACCTCAGATTACAGAAATTATATCTGAAAGTGTTAGCACTAAAACAAATGTAGGAAACGTCAGTTTAGAAGCCAATTCTACTTTTACATTAACAGCTACATCAACAAAAGCTAACATATCAACGAACACAACTGCTGTAGGTGTAATATTTGATTTTGAAGCAGTAAGAGATACCTTCTCTCAGAAGAGAACAGTATATGTAGAAAGACAAACTACAGCATTAGATAGAACAGTAAATGTTTCAGCGTTTCCTAGAGTTGCTTTTGCTCAGAGGCAGACAACAACAGGAGATAGAACAATATTCGTACCTTTTGAAGATAGAAGGGTATATGTAGAAAGACAAACAACAAGTGCCGAAAGAACGGTAAGAGTAGCAGCATAGGAGATAACAATGTCATTTAGATGGCCCAATAAAGACCCTGACGAACAATTAGATTATAGTATTGATTGGTCAAGATTTCTTGGCTCGGCAACTATAAGTAGTGTTGTATGGTCAGTTAATAATGCAAGTGGAGTAAAAACAACAATAGCTGGTGGAGCTACTGTAAATGGTATACAGAATGTATCACAAACACAAAGTAGTGATGGTAAAACTGCAACAATAAATATAGGTTCTGGAACAAATAATTTAGAATATACTTTCTTTTGTAGGATTACAGATAGCACAGGAAGCCAAGCAGAACGAAGTGTTAAACTTAAAGTGAGGGAAAAATAATGGCATATGATTTTTTAGGATTAGTTAATCAAATAAATAGAAGACTAAATGAAGTAGAATTAACATCAAGTAATTTTGCATCGGCTGTAGGATTTTACGCTCAAGCAAAAGATTCTGTAAATGCATCTATTCGTTACATAAATCAAAACGAATACAATTGGCCCTATAATCACGTAACACAAGAGGATGTGTTAACTGCACATACATTGCGTTATGGCGTGCCTGATGATTCTAAAATATTAGATGTTAATACATTTAGAATAAAAGAAAGCTCTACTTTAGGTGTATCAACAAAGAAACTTAGAATATTAAGCTATGAAGAATATCTAGAAAAATATATACATCACGAATATGATGAAGACAATGGTGGTTCAGGAGTTCCTGATTTTGTTTTTAGAACACCTAATCAAGAGTATGGTCTTATACCTCCACCTGATAAAGCATACACATTAGTGTATGAATATTATAGAATACCTGTAGATTTAGAAAACGCTACAGATGTTCCTATAGTTCCAGAGAGATTTGCTCACGTTATAGTAGATGGTGCAATGCACTATGCTTATTTGTTTAGAGGCAACTCTCAAGATGCTATGATAGCGAAAGATAAATTTGAAGAAGGCATAAAAAATATGAGGTCTTTATTAATCAATAGATATGATTATGTAAGATCAACTATGATAGCTAGAACCTCCGTGAGTTCTACCTTAAATCCTTGACTTTTTCAAGTAAATATGTACAACTATATATATGGAAATTGAATGGCAGATTCTTGGCAAACATTCCCCGTTGAATTTAAAGGTGGCTTATTAAAGAACATTAGTCCTTTACAGCAAGGTATTAATGCTCCCGGTAGTGCTACTACACTCTTAAACTTTGAACCTTCCATAGAAGGTGGCTACAGAAAAATAGAAGGCTTTTCTAAAGCTGATCCTAATGCAATCAGTGGAAGTGGAGTCATAAGAGGTTTAGTACGTTTTGGTGGAGCAGTTATAGCCGCTAGAGGAAATCAACTTTGGCGATCTACAGGTAGTGGATGGACAGAACTAACAGGTGGTGGAACTAACTTAGGAGGCTCAGGCAAAGTAAGATTTGCTAAATATAATTTTACGGGAACAGATAAGCTTTTTATAGTAGACGGTAATGGAAAGCCTTTTATATACGATGGCAGTTCGTTAACACAACAAAATAGTTTAAGCAATGACTTTACAGGTGCAAGTTTTGTAACTGTACACTTAGAAAGATTATTCGTTGTAATTGGTAACACTGTTATTTATTCAGGTGCAGCTAGTTCAACAAGTGATAATTTTAGTGGTAGTGGTACATTTGATCTTGATGGTACTGTTACAGATATAATTACTTTCCGTGAACAGTTAATTATATTCTCTCAGAATAGTATAAAAAAGTTTACTGGTAACACGAGTCAAACTTTTAGACTAGATGCAATAACAGACGATGTAGGAGCAATTGCCGCTGACACAGTTCAAGAAGTTGGTGGTGATGTCATGTTCTTGGCGGCTGATGGATTAAGGCTTCTTGGTGCAACTGAAAGAATTGGTGACTTTAGTTTAGCTGTAGTATCTAAAACTATTCAGCCTGAATTTACAAAGTTTACTGCTAACTCAACATCTTTTTCAAGTATAACTATAAGAGAAAAGAGTCAGTATAGAATATTTGGATTTAATGCAGGATTTGCTGATGATTCTGCTTTAGGTATAATTGGAACACAATTCGCTGCTCAAGGTGGTGAGGGTATGGCATGGGCAGAGACAAGAGGCATAAACTCTTTTGTTGCAGACAGTTCCTACGATAGCGAAACAGAATTTATTTATTTTGCTAATGATGATGGTTACGTATATAGATTAGAATCAGGAAATTCATTTGATGGCAGTAATATATCTGCTACTTACGAATCTCCTTTCTTTCCTGTAAACGATCCAAGAATTAGAAAGACATTTTATAAGTTAATATTATACACAGAGCCTACAGGAAGTGTTGATACTACTGTTAGTTTAAAATTAGATTTTGAAAAAGATACTGATTTTCAACCTAATAGCATAACTTTTTCAAGCACAGCTAGTAACACTTTCTTTTTTAATGATCCTAATGCTGTTTTTAATACAGCTACATATGGATCTGCTAATACACAAAGTCAATTTGAATCACAGTTAATAGGTTCAGGATTTACTGCCGCTATAAATATCACAAGCAATGATACCAATCCAGCTTTTTCACTTGACTCTGCGACATTAGAATACACAACTAACGAGAGAAGATAACATGGGAAATTCATATACATTTACCACAGGTGGTAACATACAATCAGGAAGTATTATCCGATCAGAAGATTTTACTACAGAATACACTGCCTTACAATCAGCATTTGATGGTTCAGGTGGACACTCTCACGATGGAACTGCAGGAGAAGGTGGCCCTATAACAAAGCTAGGTCCGGGAGCTAATATTCTTACTATAGCTTCTACTGCTATTGAATTAGGAACAGGAGCAAGTGCAGGAAGTGTATCTTTAGGAACAACTTCAAAAGAATGGGGAGATATATATTTAGCTGATAATAAAAACATTTTCTTTGGTGACGATCAAGATGTAAAAATTACTCACATACCTGATACAGGATTAAGATTATTAACAGCTAATGTTATTCAATTTAGAGATGCTGATTTAAATATAGGTTCTTCAGCCGATGGTCAATTAGATATTAATGCTGATACTGAACTACAAATAACTGCACCTACTGTTGATATAGACGCATCAACTGCTGTTTTAATTAGTAATGATTTAAAATTAGACAGCGATGATGCTGTGTTAGGTTTTGGTGCTGACAATGATACAACTTTAACACATACTGACGGAACGGGATTAACACTTAATGGTACTAACAAATTAACTTTTGGTGACGTTGCTTCTTTTATACAACAATCAGCAGATGGGGTACTAACGATAGATGGTGAAGTAACCATTGATTTAAATGCTAGTTCTTTAGTAGATGTATCTAATGCTTTAACTGCAGGTGGTATTATAAAGACAGAAGATACTACAGAGGCAACAAGTACTACTGATGGTTCGTTGCAAACAGATGGTGGTTTGTCTGTAGTTAAAGATGCAGTATTAGGTAATGACGTAAAGTTAAAGTCAGATAGTGCAGTTCTAAGTTTTGGTGCAGATGATGACATAACAGTAACTCATGTGGCAGATACTGGACTAACTTTAAATGGCACATTAACTACTGCAAATTCTATATTAATAAATGGCACTACACCTACGTTAACAATAGGAGATGGTGGTGCAGAAGATACTAAAGTAGTCTTTGATGGTAATGCTCAAGATTTTTATGTAGGACTTGACGATAGTGCTGATGATCTAGTAATAGGTAAAGGTTCTACCGTAGGAACTACCCCTGCAGTATCTATTGATGAAAACTTAAACGTAACAGTTCATGCGACTACTGCAAATACTACAACAAGTGATGGAGCATTAATTGTAGGTGGTGGTTTAGGTGTAGGTGCTGATGCTACTTTTGGAGATGACGTAAGATTAAAAAGCGATGGTGCTATAGTAAACTTTGGTGCAGACGATGATGTAAATTTAACACACGTAGCTGACACAGGTCTATTACTAAACTCAACACGTGAGTTACAATTTGGTAGTTCTAGTACTAAAGTGCATCAATCTTCTAGTGGTGTTTTAGATTTAACTGCTACTACTGTTAGAGTTAGTAATGATTTACATTTAAACACTGACGCTTCTGTTTTAGGGTTTGGTGCAGACAACGATATAACAATTACCCATGTAGCAGATACAGGTTTAAC